TTAATCACACGCCTATCTAGCGTGTTTATTGAGCCCTTGGCTTCTTTTAATTATCTATTGTACACCCGGTATGTTTACCACCAACGAATCGATGATGCTTCATCATGATTCAAAAATAGTTGCTGGTATTTGCAACATACTGAAAACATCCTCTCTTCTAATGTATGGTGAAGAGAACTATATTGAACGTACCTTAACTCGGCTACCAATCCGTGGACTTAGTCTGCGTGAGACATTGCAATCCGAGCCTATGTTCAACCTGCGCCCTAATACGACAAACGGTCACCCTTGGTGTGCTGCTCGTAGAACGGCTGCGCAGAACCTTATTGAAACCGTTATACAGACCCATGGTTTGGAGCCCTATTCCATATCGTCATCTATTAAGGATGTCGACAGGGCCACGCCTGGGTGCCGCGAATTTTTCTGCATCAAAGATGCGCTGTACTTCCACCAGCCATTTGAAGATGAAATTCCCGGCAACGCCGCCTTCATGATGATTGACGTTGACTACCATCTTAATGATGCCCAGTTCACGAAATTGTTATTTCAAGAACGGCCCATCATGATGTACACGTTCACGCCTACTGCCCCTGGATTTCGATCCGACGAGGCTTCTGTGGTGTGGAGCGAGGAACATCACGGTTTCATCACACGTGCACCTGACTCATCACCATTTTGTGACAGCTTTGTTAATTACTACGGAGACCAGATAGTTGCGATTGATGATTCATTTCATTGGCGCGATGCTGCCCACAGTTGTAAGAAGGCATTGTTGCACTATTCACTATTCCTGTTATGCATGGTCGAAACCTTGGTCTTACGCACCGTGTTTCCCTGCAACTTACCTACCGTCGAAACGGTCAAAGCCCCTCTTTGGGTGACGATGAACGATTTTGATTGTTGTTTAGAACAAGAAGTGAAAGGAACTGCTCCGTTAACACTTACGGAGTTTTTGAAACTTGCACAGGATTCTTTGAAGGCCCGCCATAGCGTGAATGGACGAAAACCACTTATCGCCGGCGGATTGGTTGTTGCTGCAGCCGTCGTTTCCAAAAAGAGTCCAAAAGCTGGGTTGGTCATTGCCACGTCGTTACTCGGCGTTCTGGCATCTTATGCGCCTAAGACCGCCTTTGTGGCGTCCACAGCGCTGCTCAGCTTTAAATTCCTGTATGCAGGCTACCGTAACTTAAGCCATATCATCTACAAGATTGATGGGCGTTACGTTGGTGAAAGCAGGAGCGTTGTGTGCCTTGAACCCCGCGCTAAGGGCGGGTTCTGGTCCACACTTGTTAGCTACAATAGCTTGAGGAAATGGACGCGGAAACATCTCGTGCCCTCCAAGCTAAAACACGATGATGGCCGTACCACCTATTCCGTGTCAAGCTTATACCCTGGTACAGCACATGGGGAAATCATTAAAGTCTGCCTTGAAGGCAGTGACGTAAGCTATACGTCAACTCAGACCCAGCGGGATCTCGCTGGGCTGATGAATGATGACTCCAAAGCCCCGCTGCCAGGTGCTTATGAAGTTAATCTCGCCAGAGCCAAAGAGGACAAGGATATCGACACTGGGGAACCCCAGTCAGTGATCCATGGCATGGTGATGCTTAAACACTTCAAGAAGGTCGACAAAAGTCCACTAGCCGCAACTTTTGTCCAGATGGATCCCGAAGAGAACCTTCGTGGCCCAGTTCTCTACCGTAACAATCCCGCTCCCTACACCAGACGCAATGAAGGTAAAATCTCCATGCGCGCTGTTGTGAGTGAATTCTTGCCTGGCCATGCCATGTTGCAAGTGGAGTGCGCCTCAAATGAGGAGGATTGTATGAGGAGAAGACTGGAATGTGTCAGGGCTAAGGGTGTCAAGTACACTCCTAAACTGTCCAAAAGATTCAATGAGTTCTGCAATCTGCTGTTCCCAAACCCTCAGTTGTTGAGACTGGAAGACACAGCAGAAGTTTACGCTAATCAAAAGAAACCAACACAGCGCAATCTGCTAGACAAAGCTTTCAGAACCCTTGACCCTTTTAACCCACCAGATGCTTCTAGTTTCATGAATAGGATAAAATCCTTCATGAAGAAAGAAATTGGTGGCAAGGCAGGACCTGCCCGCAACATATCTCCATCTGCCCCTGAAGCCAGAGCCATGTGCAGTCTGATTGCATATGCCTTGTCCAAGTTTGTGAAGAAACAATCTTGGTACGCTTTTGGGCAGGACCCATCGAAAATTGCCCAGCGCGTCATGGAAATTTGTTCACAACATGGAATCCCCTCAGCTGACCAGCTGGACCTCAAAAACTTGTCTGGGTCCGGCACTGATTTCAGCAAGATGGATGGGACGGTGAACCCAGTAACGCGGGCTTTAGACAAGGCCATACTTTATCATGCTTTTTGTTCAGGTGACCACTGGTTGGCGCAGGGTTTTTACGACTGCGTTTACGGGTCGATGATCAAAGGCAAGTATGGCACTAAATCATCACAGGGGGCAAGCCAGGCTTCTGGCGACCCCTTTACCTCCATACTCAACACCATACGCAATGCATTTTGTGTATGGAATGCCTTACGTAACCAGGGCCTGTCTAAGCAACAGGCCTGGTCTTCCCTTGGCATATATGGTGGTGATGATGGCCTCACGATCAACCTGCAGAAACATTTCTTTGAAATGTCTTGTGCTGAGTTGGGTTTTGTGGCAACGTTGGATATCTTCAAGCCCTTGGCTGAAGACTGTAAGGAGAGGACTGTTACATTCCTTTCCCGGCAGTATGGACCTGGGGTTTGGTTGGGCGATGTTGAAAACATTTGTGACCCACCTAGAACTCTCCGGTCCATGCCCTTTACAGGTACCAACATGGCAGCTGAAAGTATCATACATCTCAAGTACAACTCTTTGTTGAGAGCTGATGCTGATACTTTTCTCATATCCACAATTTGCAAGTTTGTCTTGTCCTGTTCCGACATCCCAACTAAGCTCACAGCAAAGGACCTCAAATCATTAAATGGTCAAAAGGCTGTTACTTGGGCTAGTCGATCACAGGACCTTCACGGCGGGGTGGGCTATTCATTCAAGCGGCCTGATGACCGCGGTGACCTGACATGGAATAGCCGTTATCCGAAAATGACAGCCAAGCAGATGTGGGAAGTCGGGAAAATCTGGCAGAGGGACATTGTTCTTGACCCCAAGAACAGCCCTATCGGCCGCAAAGCGGTTGATCACTTGTTTAACTTTATGGAAGTCCATTGGGGCAAGCCCGGGTTCTACAAGAAAATGCCACCCGTCTCAGCTGCTCTTCATATTAAGGACATGAAGATAGTGACTCCCACTATGCTATCAAATGGGGGCGCGCCACACATGCTAGTGAAACCCAGTGATCTGGGCACACCAGTATATGAGGAAAAGAAACGCCCAGCCAGCAAAAATCCGCAAGTCGAAGTCAACAGCAATTTTGGCCAGTATCTGGCCGACACGGGCTTGCCGGTGGACCCTCTGTTTGCAGCATCACTGTCAGGGAACCCTCTTCCTCCAGTGGTGCTTCCAGCAGAAATCAAGGACATGTGGATAAAACCGCAAACCCTGGCCGCTGCGCATGACCGCGCGCACTTTCCGGGGGTTCCTATGGCCACCAACCCAGTAGACGGAGAGTTTCTCCGCAAACTTGTTGCTGGGATGACTGATGATAACACAGTGATTCATGAATTATGTAGTGGAGGCTTTCACGACACTAAAAGGTTGTGTAAATTGCCCTACTACTCCTATTTCGCCAATTCCTACGCCGAGAAAGCACTTACAAACATAGTGCCAGAAATTCTCGATCAGCACGAGGAATTGACGGGACAACAAGGGTATTTCTTTCCTCTTCCTCCTTTTGAATCAACAGGCCTCCTCCGCCTAGTTGACAAGGAACGGAAAGTTATATTCTATTTTGACCCTCCATGGTGCACCACCAAGAAGTGGAAAAAGATTGCCAAACCCGCAGAGGTGAGCATGGCCAATGCCGTGACAACTATCTACCCTGAGGGGATCCCGGTGCGGGAGAAAGTCTATACTTCTATAGACATAATTTCGTCCCACATGCGCCGCATAGGCAAGACTAATTATTCCATTATCCTCAAACAGCGGACTAAACATGCAGACGTTGAGTTTCCCCTGGGGGGACTCAAGCGCAGCAAACACCGCTTCAAGATGAAATGGGATGACCACATTGCACCTAGTGGCAAGTATTACTTCACGGTCTACACTCCTAGAACGTTGAAGAAATAGTCAAAATCTCGCATCCCGGATTTGAGCTCCGGGTCATTGTACACTAACACATGGGAGCGCGATGCACTCTCGCACACAACTTTAGCTTATTACTTTACAATACAAACACTAAAACTTATTTCAAACAATGGTTAGAACCACAAAACTCAAAAAGAAACGCAGAGCCCAGAAACCTCGCCAACGACGCAACAGGCGGAATTGGTCGAACGATGGGGGCCTGGCAAGCGATGCCGTGCAAGTGCTCAAAATGCTCAAGAATGGCAAAAGCACAGGCGGCATGGGGCGGCAAATTACCCGCCACCTTCGCCAAGTTGGTAAAGCAGCCGTCGACTTCGGAAAATCTGCTGTACGAGACATTGAGGCGGCAGCGGATGGAATCTTCGCTCAGACCGGAGAAACCGTCGAGGCGGCAGCCCCAGCAGCCGTTGGATATCGTATTGTCGCAGGCGGAAATGCACGCACTGCAGCAACGCGGATTACTCATAAGGACGTCCTTGACGCCCATGTGACTGTGTCCAACACATTTGCGTTTAGTGAGTATATTATGAACCCCGGGAATAACATTACTTTTCCGTGGCTCGCACCTTTGGCACGTCGTTTCGAACTTTTCGAAATTGACGACCTCTGCTTTCATTACACACCTACAGCGTCAACTAGTGAAAATGGCACTGTGGCACTTTATTGGGAACCAGACTGGAATGATCCAGTCCCGACAGACATGTCCTCCATGCTCAACAGCGAATTTGTCGCTGGCGGTTCAGCATGGCTTTCACATTCCCTCCGCATCCCAAAGCGCATGTTCTCTCCAAGGAACACTAACGCTAAGAGAGTTAGAACCGACAATACAGCCGATACTGAACGTGAATCCCACGATGCAGGCCGGTTCTTTGTAGTTTCTGAAGGCGGGTCAGGATCTCAGGATATTGGCATCTTGTCAGTATCTTACACATTCCGATTTCGAGTGCCGCAATTCCACCACAATGGTGATGGTTTTCTGCATCTCCGCAACTTCATTCCACTTGCCTCATCTAACTGTGACGACACCTTTTTGGGTGCCACAGCTGGGGCATCCTCGAATTTACAAAACCGAGGTGTCAAGTGGGGTGTTGCTGGGGGAGCATTGGACGACCGCACAATCACATTTCCAGCCGGGTTAAGGGGCAGTTATTTGCTCCTGATTCAATACTCTGCTGATACCATTGGACCGAATTTGTTTTCGAACAATCCAATGGGAGTGGTTGGTGGCGTAACGCGCCATGCCAATTTCCTAAACCAGGCCGGAGACACATCATTGATTAGCAGTGATGATGGAACTGCGAGCCGGGCCACAGTACTCATGGTCGACTTCCATCTTGATGGTTCCGCCGGCAGCATAACTGTGTGCGATCAGGGCGTTATTAAGACTGGGGACTGCAATATTGACATGTTCATATTCCAGATGCCAGCCGTTCACGATTATTCAAAGATCCTCAACCAACTGCGTGATGAAGCCAAGATGCTTGGCGCACGCACAATGAGGGTTGCTTCAGCGGCGATTAAGGAACTAAAAGAGAAAGAAACTCCTCTTTATTCTGTTCCCAAGGCGCCACCAGTCCTGGAGCGGTCCGAGACTAAGGCTCCACAGTTTAAGACTGAAGATATTGAAGATATCGGGACCCAAGAATGGGTGAAACTGATCAAGCAGAAACAGAAGGAACAGCAACAACAATTATTGAACAAAATTCAAACTAACCACACACAATGTAAATAATCATTTTAGCCACCGCGTGGCAAGCCAACTTGGAAACTGACCTCGTTGGTAGTTCTTGGAAAACGACCTTGAACG